TACAAAATCAAAGTAAAGTGTAAGTTCGTCCATAGAAGGGACTCGATCAAACAAGTCCCCACCTATGATATGCAGGCTGACATCTTTTTCTAATTCATAAATCTTTTCAAAAAACAATTTATAACGGGTGCAAGCCCATGCGATAGGAACATTCTTTTGTCCTAACTTTATATGCCAGTCTGCAGTAAATAAAATCATGCTACGAAATCATCTCCTGGATTCCATTCACACCCAGTTAAACCCCCAGCTTTTAATGCTTGTAGAGTTCTTAATATTTCGTTTGCATTTCTCCCTGTGTTGAGAGCATTAATTGATAAATGCTGTATAATTCCTTCAGGGTCAACTATATAAGTTGCTCTGTAAGGTACTCCTTCATCTTCGTTAACTATTCCTAGTTCTTCTGCTAACACATTATTACAATCTGCTAGAAGAGGGTGGATTGTTCCATATAAATCCGAGTGGTCACCTTGTTCACATTTCCAGTTCCATTTACAATATTCGTTGTCTGGACTTATGCCGTAAACTTCATCAGTTTCAGACATTAAGTTATCCATGCCTACTATTTCAGTAGGACAAATAAATGTAAAATCTTTTGGATAAAAGTAAATTACTGACCAATCCTTGAGTTGCCAACTTTTCACGGTAATGAAATCGTGGTCTGCATCAGGCCAATCTTCTTTGAGATTAGACATATTACCACTAACTCCTGTAAGTTCAAACTCAGGAAATTTATCTCCTACACCAATCATTAGATGTCAAACTCCTCGTTTATGCTTTCATCAGCGTCAGAGTTTGAAGAACCTGCTCTGATTCTATCAAGTAGTTCTTTCTGTGCGTCTGGGGTAGGTCTAGCTAAGACTTCGTCCATTGACTTGAGGTCAGCGATGAGTTCCATCTCTTGCTCATTCAATTCTCTTGGTTTACACTTAAGAGGTTGTAATTGATACTCTACATTGTAAGCCATAGGCCCAGTCTTTACTCTTTTGAAGTAAACGTCCCAACCTGTTTTAGGGTCTGCTGGGTCTCCTAAATCTTCTGCCGCTAGTAAGATTTGCTCAAGTAATTTTTTCTTGAGATTTAGTACTTTGACCTTTCCACCGTGTATGCATTGTATTGCATAAGACCAAGTACATTTTTGGTCTGGGTAGTATTCTCTAACCCAGTCTTTTTCTATATTAGTAAATGCTTCCTTCTCTCTATCGAATGATAGACACTCGAAAGGAACATTCTTATCGTTTTCGCCTTTTAGCCAGTAGACATATCTTGCACATACATCACCAACCATTCTGACTACATTGTCTCCTTCTACATAAGTATAAGATTCAATTTTTCCTTTTTGGGCTTCGCCCTTTAATTTATTAAATGTTAATGCCATTTTAGTTCCTTATTATCTGTGATTTCTTCGAATAAAAAATGGATTCTACCTTTCTCTACTCGTAGTAATCTATTATTGGTTAATATCTCTTGCTTTCCAGTATAGAACAGCAAGTCTAGTGTGGTATCTTTTTTACTTTGATACTCAAAATAACTACGCAATGAAGCGATACCAGCATACTGCGCAATCTCAACATCTGAGTATCTATTTCTTTGAATAAGCAATGCTTCAGGATTGAGTAAAAAGCTTTTACCATGAAAACTTTTAGTCCAATACTTAAACCGCCTATCCTTTCTATTGATTGGAGGCTCTTTCTTATATGTCAGAATATAGAGGATAGAGACTATATCACCAACTTTTCCGTTGGTCTGAGTTCTTATCTTTTTCCAATCGTAGAATATCATTATATCAAAATATTGAGCATTTGTCAAGAACTGTTTTTCGAATGTTAAATCGTCTCAACTTCATAGCTTTGTTTCATATAGTAACCCAATCTTGCATTTGCCTGTCGTCTAGCAGTTTTACCTTCGAAATGAATGTCAACGATGGTAGGTTGAGGTTTACCCTCATATATTCTTATTATACGACCAATCAATTGTGTAAGAAGGGGTTCGTTATTTATTGGAGTTGCTAAAATTATGCAACTCAAACAGTCTACAGATAATCCTTCTGAAAAGATACTTTGTGTTCCGCAAAGAATATCTTTATCACTAAATATCTGTTTAATCATAGTAGGTCTTTCTTCGTGTGGTACTTGTCCAGTAACACATATAGAGTTATCTCCAATCAATCTGTTACATTGTTTTAGAAAATCTACTCTATCAGATACTACTAATACTTTATGTCCTTGTGCAGCATACTTTGCAGCGAGTAGTGCTATCATGTTTTGGTACTCCCAATTATAAGCAATCGCATTTATTCTTGCAGCCCAAGGTGTTTTTGCTCCATCTGGAAACCTTACTCCAGACTTTACAACATTTACTTTTGGTACTAAATAGTTTTCTTTGGGTGGCTTGTAAACATTCGTATTAAAATAGTCACGAAAGATGACATGCCTACCATCTTTTCTTTCCATCGTACCTGTAAGGCCAATCTTGTACCTTGCTTTACTTGCATCAACAATCCTAGTAAATGTAGGACTGGATACATGGTGCATTTCATCGAGAATAAGTGTGCCAAAAACATCACTAATCTCTTTCATTCTACGATATAGAGTTTGCACATTCCCTATAACAATCGGGGCATCTATTTCATATCTTCCACTACCTATGATACCAGGTGTAATTCCAAAGACTTTTTGTACTTCTTTTTCCCACTGCGACCGTAACGATATTGTATGTGTTACTATCAATGTTTTCTGTTGAAGTTTATTTGCGATAGCTAACGCAGTAAATGTCTTTCCCCAACTAACCCAAGCGTTAATTATACAACTGTCACTAACATCGTCATATACCGACTGTTGTGAAGGTCGTAAAGTAAACTTAAAGTCAAAAGGGTCTATTGTCGATATTTTTCGTTTATCGACTATTTCGTAATCTTCTGGTATCAAATCCGTTCTTCCGCTAGGTAAGGTAACTAAACCTTTTCTAACTATGCCCATGTTTTTTATTATGAAAGGTGGGTCTAACGGATTTCTTGGCGGTATTGCATATGTAAGTTCATCATCAAGTTTAGATTGCATACTAGCATTTACTTCCATGAATATTCTATTACTCAATACTGCTTTCATATTTTACGCCAAGTCTTTCTTTGTTTAGTTTCTGAAAATGAATATAATATAGAAGGTTGACTACCCATATAAAGTATACTTGCATAACGCAGTCTAGCTTCGGGTGGTCGCTTTACAAAAAACGGAAACGGAATATCTTTAACCCATATGAGAGTTGCAATATCCCGTTTTTCTACTTTGTCTATCTTATGACTAATTAGATTACACTTTTTATTCTTTATCCAACGAAAATATTTACCATCACTATCTATATAATTACTACCTTTGTGATGAACAAAATCTTGAAATCCTTCTATCATCACTTTTAGTTTGTATAAATTTTTGTGTGGACTTTGTAATCTTCTTAGTCCAAGAGTTTCCCCTTTCATATTTTTATCATCTACTATCTCTGTATCACAGAATAGTAATCCATCTCGTTCTTCTATTTCATCTGAGTGAAGAACATACACTGGCCATTTAATCTGTTCCAGCTTCATATTGTTTTGCAAATTTACCAAAGGAGTAATCCTCACCAATATCAAAGTCGCAACCTATTGGGCAACCCGGTATGGATAGTCCTCTATCTTTTTGCACATTTCTTTGCAGTATTTCTGAGTATTCTTCTACTGCACTTTCCTCTACTTCAGCAAGGATAGAGTCGTGAACAAGTGCAAAGATTTTAGCGGGAACTTTCTTCTCTTTGAGTTCTCGTTGAGCATCGACAGCACCAAGTAAATTAATATCTGATGCTACTGATTGAACGAGAGAGTTAATACCTGAACGAACTTCATGAGCAGCAATTGCTCTGTCAGTCGATTTTACATTTGGTAATCTTCTCTTTCTGCCAAAAAAGCTATATATGAAACCTTGCTTTTCAATAACTTTCTTGCAATTATCTAACCATTTCTTTAACATAAAGAATTGTTTAAAGTAATCTTCAATCACTTCTTTAGCCTGACTTGTACTAAAGTAGGTGCCACTATCTTTGGTAACTTGTTCACTGATTTTCTTTGGGCCAGCTCCATACATTATTCCAAATGTAACAGCTTTTGCCATTTGTCTTTCTGTTGAATAATACTCAGCAACTTCGTCTACTTCACAGGGTAAATTAAATACTAGTTTCGCAATGTTTGAGTGAAAGTTTCCACCATCTTGGAACACCTGTTGAAGTGCTGTATCGTTTGCCAATACGGCTGCACAATACACCTCTGCTGTTGTTAAGTCCATAGCAACAATCTTATTGCCTGGCTTAGCTCGTATGCAACCCTTCACGATAGGATTATCACGAGGTATCTGTTGCATATTCATTTTCCCACTAGATGAAAGACGACCAGATGTTGTTCCGTGCAGATTAAAACCTGTACGAAGTCTGCTATCCATATCTAATGCAGGAATAATTTTATCAAGATAAGTACTCTTGATTTTTACTTTCTGTCGAATATCGAGAACAAGCTGTGGAACGGCGTGTTCTTCGGCTAACTGCCCAAGAACTTCTGCATCAGTTGAGTCAGCTCCTGTGCCTGTTTTCTTTCCTGTTGGTTTTAACCCGATATAATCGAACAGAAGGGAACGAAGTTGCATTGTACTATTTGGGTTGAAGTCCTTACCTTGTGCTTTCTCAAACATCTGCACTTCTTTA